TCTAAGAGTAGAATCATCTACTTTAACTGCATATACAGTAGAAGGCATTTTATCTGTAGTACCATATCCAGGTATAGCTTGTGATGCAATCTCAATAGCAGAAGTAGTACCAGATCCAGTATATCTGTAAGATAATTCCTCTCCAGTAACAAAGTAATGATCTGGTAATCTAATTGTATCTTCAGTCAAACTAACTGTGGTAGAAGCACTTCCTACAAAGTCCCTCTTAAAGATTGGTAGTTGTCTATGCTTAAGTTCAAATGCTCTCTTAACATCAGTCTCAGTAGCAGTATAAGCACCAAATCCAGTATCAATGGTAGCATTAGTTAAATCTATCTCATTAACCTCATTTGCCTCATCAACCAATCTTAAAGCAGCTTGGAATACTCTAACCTGAACAGCAGCACTTGCTATAGGAGTAAATGTTAAAGTAGTATAATCTCCAGAAATAGCAGCACTAAAATCACCTAAATTAGTGACAGTTTGGTTAATAGCATATTCAGTAACATATGGAGTTGTTCCATCATCTACTACTATAACTTCTGATATTTGATAATGACTATTAGTAGTATCTTCTACACATACAACATAATAAGCACCATTAAATGTTTCAGTTTCATATTGTGCCACTGCAGTAGCAGATGGAGAACCACTGGCAGATATAGAAGTATATCTGGAATCTAAATTAGCAGTATTTAATGATGTAGTGCCAACTCCAGCAGATGATGCATTTCCAAAATCTACATGCACAGTATTAGCAACATATGTACTTGCAGTGGATACTGTAGGATGAAGATCTAAATGAACTCTAGATCCAGCAATATAAGCACTATAAGTTCCAAGACCAGGTTCTCCAGATGCACTTCCAACATTACCTGTAGTTAATTGTCCATACTCAATCATATCAACATTAGTACCATCATGAACTAATGTTATCTCATCATGTTCCCAATATGATGCATCGCTAGCGGCATAGGATACTAATACCTTAGATCCTCTATATGTGGTAGCAAAGGATACAATACTATGTTGTGTAGTAATTCCTAAAGGTATAGTTGTAGTACTACTTGTAATATTAACAATACCACCTAATCCAGTAGAACCTACACCAGCAACACTGTCAGAAATATTAAATGCAACATTAGAAACATCATAATTATTGAATTTAAACTTCTTAGGATAGAAGAGTAATCTTCCATCATCACCAGCAATATCCATGTCATAGGAACCTAAATCCCCACCAAATTCACCAAGGTCAGTGTTAGTTTCAACTCTACCATATTGGTTTAGGAAGATATTACCACTATCATCATGAAGAGCAGATACTAAGAGTATTTGTCTTTCTTTAGTATATCTCTTATCTCTAATAAAAGTAATATATTTTCTATATCTTACGCTTGCTAAAGTGAAACTATCAACAGACATAAATGCATCTGTTCTAGCATTATTATTAAAATCTCCACTAATATCATCAACAGTCAAAACTCTATTACCTATAGACTCACTATAATCTTGTAAAATTTTAGTATCAAAAACTATTTCATCAGAAATTATTTGAGAACCTATTGTTAATGTTTTTTCTCTTGCTAAATCAAAATCAAATACTGTATTCAAATCCATTATAGAAATTAAATCATTTATTACTTCAAATGTACTTTCAGTCTGAACAGAAGTAATTCCTACTTCTGCGCTATTTTTAATAATTAAATCACTAAATTTTTTAAATCCTGCTGTATGATTTAAAGTAGATACAGCCTCTTTCCACTTTTCAAACTCACATTCAGATTTTAGTGAATATGAGAAATATTGATAATAATCACTATCAATAACTCTTTGCAAATCATTATTTAAAAATCCAGTATTTTTCTGGAATCCTTCTTTCACTATAGAAGAAGAACCGATATCATATAAAGAATTGTCTACTAAAACTTCTGTTATGGTTCCTTGAGTACCAGAAGATTCTCCTACAAAAGATTCTCCTATAGCAAAATCTTGAGTTGAAGATACCCTAAGATATCCATAAGAATTATTCCAAGATTGTAAAGATCCACGTTTAGAACCAGATACAACATCTTCTCCTTTTTCAAATTCATCAACTTTTAATTTAATATCGAAAATTGGGAAATCTTTTTCAGCTATTATTTTTGCAGATGAAATATTGGATTGGAATGTTCCAGGAATTTGACCATCTGAAATAATATTAGATAAATTATATCTTACTGTTCCTAAAGTTCCTCCAATATTAGGATCTGTTGCTAAAATCTCAAATAGAGTATAATCATAATTCTCACTATTATAACCTTTACCAGTGCTTCCAACCCCAACACTAACACCCTCAATCATTACCTTTTTACCCACTTCAAATGGGTAATCTGCAGCATCACTAAAACTAGCTCCAATAGTTATAGTTACATTTTTATTTCCACTATCATAATCTATATTATTAATAGTATATCCACTAGAATTGCTAGTAGGAATTATCTTAGGAGTAACATTATTTAAAGTTTTAGTATTCCTCAAAATACTAACTTGAGTATCCCCTAATTCATAATCTAATACTACATCATTAACTACCTTATTAGTTAATCCATCTATAAGAACTAAACCAGGAGATTCTAAGTAATTTTTACCTACAGAAGTAATTCCTATAGTATCAAGAGAAGTAAGTAAATCTAATTTAATTAATTGAGGAATATTAGCTTCAGGTCTAAGAGTTTTATCTACAGAATAATCAAATCCAATATCCTGAATATCTAATTGACTTATTCTACCTATATTAGGACCTTTAGTTTCTAAAATTGCATTTTTTCCGTTATCAGTTATTATTGTAGTAATACCAGGTAAAGTTTTATATTCATAACCTGGAGTTTCAATTTTAACGTTAGCTATTGGACCTTCAACATTTTTAGAATTTGTAAGATACTTAAAATCTCCATCAGATGAAACATATTCTAATTTTTGAGGAATAAGAGGAGAAATTAAAGAGAATGTAGTAGATCCTACACCTACTAATGTATGATTTCCTGATAATGGATTGGAATTGAAATTAGCAGAGTTGGAATTTTTAATATTAGAAGTATCTCTTATAATTCCTAATTTAACATTTGAATTAGAAAGTTCATTTATTGGGGATAAGTTATAATATAAAGATTGAGTAATTTCTTTAACATTTTTAATTGTAAGATTTGCATTTGCATCTATACCTATTCTACCACTAGTACTTACATTAAAGTCATCGCTTTCCCCAGATGTAAAGAATGAATTATTAAGATTAGGATCACTATAAAGATTGAAATCAAATGCACTATAAGAAACTCCACCATCAGTAAATGCTAAAGAAGAATCAGAAAGATCAAAATATACTTTTAGATTTCTTTCTAAAGATATTGGAGGATTAATTGGAGAAATAGTTCCAGCAGAAGCACTAGTAATATTAATTGCTTTTGGTTCTGAATTTATAGCATCATAATAAGTATTAGATAATTTAATAGTATTCTTATCTACTATCGATACATAATAAATTCCATTATCTACTAAACCACCAGAAGAAGTGGTTGCAGTATGAATAACTTTCTGACCATTATTGTATCCATGTCTAGCAATAGTAATACTATCATTACCAACATTAACATCAGATGATCCAAAAGTTCTAGGATCTATTACCAACCTTCTATTATAATCATTATATGCTACTTTTATAGTAGTAGTAATTCCAGGTTGAGCTATTAAAATAACATCATCTTTAGGATCTAGTCCATGTGTAGAAGCTGTAGATACTGTTACTAAAGATCTGCTTAAAGTTCCAGTTAAAACATTATCATGATTAGTCTTAAAGCTATGATATACTCCAGTACCAACTCCAATAAAATATAAGGTAGATGCTGTAGTAGTACTATCAATTCCTACAAAAGACCCTGTAGAACCTAAACCTACTCTTGCAGTAGCTATTCCAATTAAATCATTTGTTATTTTTGCAGCATATACTGTTTGTCCTTGAGTAAGAGCAAATCCATCTATTCCGTCAGTTGATACTGATACAGCAGCTCCTGCATTAGTACTATAAGTTAATGCATCTCCAGTTAACAATCCATGATCTTTAAAATACAAAGATTTAGTAGGAATGAATATTTCACTTAATCCAGTTCCTGGATTAGAGAAAACTATAGTAGATCCTATTCCTACACTATGAATTGTTCCTAATCCTACTGATTCTGAAGGATTAAAGTACAATTCTCTATTAAGTCTTAAATCATAATTATCTAATTTTGACTTAGCATTAAAAGTAAAATTTCTGGGTTTTTGAGAAATAAGACTATTAGCAGTATGAGCACTTCCTGTAGTAGAATTCCATTCTCTTATTACTCTAACTCTAGATGATTCTGAATCAACATTTAATACTTTTAGACATTCTGTTCCTATTCCTAAGATATCGTTTTCTCTAATATAAGGAGATCTAGCATATCCTTCTAAATTAAAATAAGTTATAATACCAGTAGAAGAAGAAGCATCAATACTATTAAATAATTTGAATGTATCAGTGGTTATTCCAATTTCTATAGTGGAATTATTTTTGATTCCACTAGTGCTTAATCCAGAAATAAATATTGACTCTTTATGATAAAAATTATGAGGATTAGTAGTATAACCAACAAATTGTCCAGGATATTTGCCAAGTATAAACTCTACGTTAGAAAATTCAGTATAAGCAACACTAACCTGATTTATAGTTTTACCTTGAACGAAACTAACTAAAGCTTTAGAACCATATCCACTAGATCCTTTATCTTCAAATACTATTTCATCTCCTACTTTATATCCATCCCCTCCAGTATTAATACCAACAGATTCTATATGTCCACTAGTAGTAGCATCAATATAGGTTCTTTGTTTATGAATATTACTAGGATTTACTAAGAAATCATAACTTGTATCATTAAGAAGGAAATTATATGGTCCAGTGTTTCTAACCAAATTAGTTTGATTAAGATCCACCAAATCCTGATTAGATCTATAATCAAAGTTATAATCTATAGATTTATGCTTATATGAATTACCTATAAAATATGGAAACTGTGGTTTTCTATAATTTTTAAAAGCACCCTCATCATCATTTATAGTTGGGTTAATTAATGCAAAATAAGCATAAACTCCATTAGGAAATTCTGGTGTTTTACAGAATCTGCCATTATGTTCATCTAAATCTTTATCATCAGAATAAGTATAATCTTCTACAAAAAATCCTTCAGAATATATCTTCTCTCCATTGGATGTGAGTGGGTTGGGTCTCTCACTAGAAATAGAAGGGGAATACCCTGATTCTAAAATTTTAATAGGACCACCAGAACTATTTGTATATCCATAAGGACCATAAATTGGACATCCATCATATGACCATCCAATAATTGGTGAATGAGAAACTGAGACTTGTTCAATATCATTTTCCAATGAAAGATCTGGAACAAATACTTCCTTATCACCTATAGATTTTTTAATATAAACAGATTGTCTTAATTTTCTGGGTGCATATAAATGAGAATACTGAAGACCATACTCATCATTCAAACCAGCAGAAACTACCCCATCATCAGTCGTAATTTGGTCATTTTGTATTAATCTTTCAACGCTATTAATAGTCCATGTTTTAGTATTAGCATAAAAATTAGCACCATCTCCGTTAGATGTTACTGTTATACTAGCATCACTAGAAGTGTGACCTACACCAGCATTAACTATTTTAACTGAATCGATAGATCCATTTTTCAAAATAGGAATGATAACAGTACCTTTACCAGTTCCCTCCATCTTTAAATTAGGAGGAGAATTATATTCAGTACCTGAATTCAATACTATAACTTCACTCAACTTACCATCAACAGTTATTATAGGAATTAATTGAGCATTTTTTCCACTTTTCGCTTCAAAAGTTGGTTGCCTATTATAATTGATAATGTCTGATGATCCATATCCTACACCACCATTAGCAACATATACTGATTTAATTGAACCCCTTACTACAGGTCGTAAAGATGCACTAAAATCTTGACCAGAAAGTGTAGAAACTCCTATATTTCCAGTTACTGTTACTGAAATTGGAGGATAATTAAATTCATTAATTCCTTCACCACCAGATAGCAATTCAATATAATTTTTATTTCTTAAGAAGAAACTAGCTGGAGTAGAACCCACTCCAACAGCAGACAACTTAAATGAACCTCCATCTACTTCAGTTACATAATAATCTGTTAGAGTAGTAAGTCCAATAATAGGAGTAGTTTTATTATCATATCTAATTAATTCACCAGTTTTATATCCATGATTAGGAATATTAATTATATTAGTGGCAGTATTAATTCCTGAAGAAGTTGTTGAAGTTAATCTATTAGTATAACCACTTCCAGAATTACCAATACCTATAGATCCAATAACCCTCTTTTTAATAGCACATTTGAGTTCTTGAATACCTTCACCATAACCAGTAATAGAAATACTAGATACTCCTGCTATAGCATCCAAATAATTGGCATGTAAAGAGACAGTTGTAGCATCTTTGATAGAACAAAAATATGGAGCATCTGTAGATAATCCAGCAATAGCAGTTTGAGTATCAGTAATATAAGTTACTAATTCACCATCTCTAAATTTATGATATGTTGAAAATCCTATGGTATTATTTGTAAGATTAACATACCCTCCAGTTTCAGTGGAATCAAATGTTAATGAATGATCCTTCTGAATCAAATTTGCATATGCTATGCACCCAGACCCATTTCCACCACTTATTTTTAAAGTAGGAGTAGAAATATAATCAAATCCTTCATCTACAATGTCTATTTTTTCTATAGACCCCTGAACTTCACAATAGGCAGATGCTCCTACACCAACTCCATCTGTAATTGCTAAAATAGGTGGATTTATAACATCATAATTACTTCCGCCACTTGTAACTGAAATATCTTGAATTGGACCATAAGAAACAACATCATTAGACTTATAATTAAGAATTTCAACACCATTCACCAAAATACCAGTTTTTCCTCTTGGAGTAGACTGATTAATTAAAGATGAAACAGGATCTTTAATTTTTCTAATTAATTTTTGAGATTGTATTGATTTTTCAGAAAATAAAGTAAGTTCAAATTTATTATTAGTTACAGTTCCACTAAAAGTAGAATATATTTCATTAGAAATGTTTGCACTACTTTTGGAAAGTTTAATAGTATTAATATCTACCTTTTTGACAAAATACTCCCCACCACTTAAGTCTAATTTATTATCTCCATCACCAGGAACATATGTTACCTTCTCTCCAGTTATTAATCCATGATTAGGGATGGATATTTCAGTATCATCAGTAAAAGAACCAGAAAATAATAAATCTGTTTCTCTAATATCTAAAGCATCATCAAAATAACTTGGAAGTGAAGGTGAAGCAATATAAACATCATTTCCGTCAATACCAGGAGTTAAATATGAGTTTTGAACATTTGTAGTGTAAATATTTGCTTCAGGATAATTACTTAAATTAGCTTTGGATAGTAACCTTTGAATTCTATATGAAATATTTGGATTTAATTCTCCAGAACCTTTAATTAAAACTTCTTTAGAACTAACAAGAGATATGATAGAACATGATACATCATTAATAAGAGCATTATCTCCTGCAACGAAATTATGGTCATCAAAAAGATTTAACTTATATGTAAAGTTTGAAGAGTCAATTAATTCAATAGATTCTATACTATAAGTAACAGAAATATTAGTAAATAAATTCTTTGTAACTTCACTTTTAGAAATTAACCCCAAACCTTTAGGTTCAATAATACTACCTTCTTCATTATAATAGGTAGTATTAAATTCAGGAATTAAATCAGATAAAACACCAGTAACTCTAACTTTTACTACATCTGCAGTTCCTATACCAGAATACCCATATGCAAATGCATCTAATCTTAAATCATGTTTTGGTGAAATATTTTTATCTACTCCACTACATCCATAAAATTGAGTTAATGATTTTGAAGTATAATTTATAGTACTTGAAGATCCATCAATATAATTTGCTATTAAAACACCAGTAGTTCCAAATCCAACTGTAGAATCAACAGTTAAAACTGTTGATCCAACTGAGACACCATCTACTAATTTTGTATTAGGATGTATAGAAAAATCTCCACTTACTTTATCTAAACTTTGATCATAGTCTAAACTTAGTCTATAATATGCCTTATCTCCTCTTACTATTTTTTCTATATCACTAATAGCTCCATTTGCCTTTTCAAATCCATATACAGGATCTTGAAATATATTTCTATTAATAAGATCCATAGGATCTCCATCAATAGATTCTACTACAAGTTGCTTAGAAACTTTATACTCCGCATCAGAAGGTATGAAAAGATAATCACTTGGTTTAATAACTTCTACATCTTTTCCATATAATGCTCTAAATAAAATCTCAAAGGATTGATCTGTTCCTTTTGAAGAATAAAAATCTTTTGATTGTTTAACAAATAATCTTTTATCTACATCAGCAGAAAGTGGTCTTTCTTCAAATCCTGGCGTAATTTGTTTCTTTACCTTCTTGAAGAATTGCTGTAAAAAACGAATACTTAGATTACTAACTGACGTGCCTGAAGAATGAGTGGCAATACCAGATTGTGAAAATACAAGTTCATCTGGTTTGTTAAGACTTCTATATGATGTAATTCCGCTAAAACCTCGAGAGCATCCAGTGAAAGAATTAGTAGTAATTCCAGTATATGTTATAATTTCATCATTAATCTGAATTAATCCATAAGTATCAGGAAATCCAGTAGTAGATTCAACATCTATAACGTTATCTGTTATTCCAACATATCCAGAAAGAGTTGTGGAATCTACAAGGTTTACTAATTCATCAACTTTTATATATTCATCAATATTTTGCAAAATATCAAGTGTAGATCCTTGATTTTCTATAGCAGTATAATATTGTGCTAAAAAATCACCAGCAAGTGGAAAATCTGCCCTTATAAAATCTGGCAGTTGATTTTTAACAACTGAACTAATTTTGACTCTTGTATTTTCTGACATTTTATAGTTGTGTTAATTTCCTGCTAATAAAAGGATTAATATGATGTATTCATATTATTGGGTGTAGGATTAGAATCACCTAAAAGTTCTAAATTAGTAGCTCCTAACACATATGTATCTGAGGAAAGAAGGGAGGTATTTTCCTTCTCTTTTTCAGTCAATCTAGCTATATTGCCATTCATATAACTTGAAGTAGCAGTATACTTAGTACCAGAAGTATTATCACCAGATGTTACGTTATCAGCAATCATATCAATAGTACTATTGCTAATATCTAACTGTAAATATAAATCCTGCAATCCTATGATGTCATTAGACTTAGGAGAAGCAGAAATTTCTATAATTGGGATATTTTGGACTTTTTTAGATGTTTTAATGATATTAATTGGTTTAATCAATATTTCAGCTTTTGCATAATCAACAGTACCAATATTAGTAGAAACAATTGTAGGATTACCCCTTGATTCTAATTTAAATAAGAACAATGTTCCAGTTTTTCCATCTGCATTAGGAGAATCACTTAAATACACAGTATCTGGTTGTCCAAAAATATTAAATCCAGATGATTTAATATTATAACCTTGATTACTCTTTACATAGAAAGGATTTCCAAAACATAGTTCATATTCTGCATTTTGATTGAGTAAAGGTTTCAAATCACGTCTAATTGTGACTTTTGTAATATTTGAAGTTACCGAATCTCCACTATTGTCTACAACTGCCTGAAATCTACTATATTTAAATTTAGCTCCATATTTATTCATTTCAGAGGAATCTGAATATGTAGTTATATTGTTAGATATCTCTGTTTTTACTGTATTTGCATTAGAAACCAAACTTGGGTTATAATATGCATTAATATCAACCTCAACATACAAATATTTCAAATCTTGGATTTCGCAAACAATTCCTGCAACAGAATATTTTCTTAAAATCCTTTTAAGGTTATTTTTAATAGAATCTGGTACATAAGGACCATAAAATGGTTTTATAGTGATAAAAACCTTCCCATATCTTGGAGGACTCATTTCTTCACCTCCAAAAACAGAAACTGACTCTGTTTCAGGGTAAACTTTGGGAATTAGTGCCTCATAATCAGCTGCAGTGACTGCTCTATTGTATGTGGAGTAGATTTTAGGTGCATAACGCTTAATTGAGTCTACAGATTCAATTGCTTTACCACCTATAGAGTCATTTATAGTTGTAATTACTGAAATTCCTGTACTTACAAGGTTATTGTTGTTATCTACTATTCTTCCATTGAAAGAAAATGATGAAATGTTGTTTGCAACATCTCCATGAGTAGTAATATAGGAAACTTCAATAAAATTGAGTGATTTTAGTGCTTCTCCAAACACACCATCACCAAAAATCAACTCATATCTTTGATCTTCTATTTCTTGAAGGAAATATACCCTTGAAGTACTTGTAACTTCTATTAAAGTGTCAGAAAATACAAATTTTTTGGATGATGTACTTGCTTGAGTGTCACGAACTATCACTTCTACAGTAGAAGTGTCAATATTTGGGTTCTGAAGTATGTATTTTGTAGGAGGTGCAGGATTTTCTGATGAAACAGTGAAATTTGTAGTTAAAAATGTCCCCTCATAGATGGTAACATTACTAAAAGTAGCAATTCCATCAACTACAGGTACTGTAACATCAGTCGGAATGCAAAAAGAGTAACTTTCTGACCCAAAAACTGATGCAGAAGTAGCAACAATTCCTTTTTTAAGGGTAAGAGTAACAGGTTTTGTTGCAAAATCAGTTGTATCTATAAAAAATGATACAATTGCCTTTGCAGCAGTAGTAGATCTGGGTGTATAACCTATATTTCTTGCTAATGCAACTACATTTTCTCTTAAAGTAGCACTATCAATAAAAACTTCATTGCTAATCATGTTAGCATTGTAAGAATTGATGTAAGTATTGTATGCTAATACATCAATTATGCTTGAAAGGTTAGATCCTTCAAAATCATAATCTGTAAAATTAGAATTTGCTCTCAAATAATCCTTCAAAGAAGTTTTTATTTGGTCAAAATCCAGATTTGTAAAATTTACTAGTGCCATTTATCTAGTTGACTGTAGTGCAAATGCTAATTGTTGAGGAAGAGCATCAATTCCTATGATATCATATGTAATTATTACATCAAAAGCATTACCATCAAAGTCTGGAACTGCTTTTACTTTTCTTAATTTAACTCGAGGTTCATAATTATCAATAGTATCCTTAATTTCATCCTCAATTAAGGAAGCAGTTATCTCATCCATGTTGTCAAAAAGCAACTCATAGACTCTGGAACCTAAGTTTGGGTTAAAAACCTTCTCTCCAGGTCTTGTTAGTATTAAATTCCTTACAGAACGTGCAATAGCAGTCTCATTTTTAGTTGCAATTAAATCCGAATTGATAGGATTAACCTGAAATGTCATGCTCAGATCTTTAAATCCTCTACTAACCCTTTCGACAGGCATAAAAACACAGTAAATATAAGTTATTTATGTGTATCTTTACTCAAAAATATTTGATTATAAAAATTAGAAGGTTATATTTAGGCGACTAAATAATAGTGTCATAAGAATTCCTAGCTCTAATGACAATTTTCGTATAAAAGACCCTTTGGAACACTCCATTAGGGTCTTTTTGAACGAAAGAATTTTTACTTGTGGAAAAGGTCGCTAAATAACAATTATAATAGAGCTAGGAACTCTTATGTCAATGCTAATTCAGTGCGAAAAATCAGCACGCCCTTTAGATGATGATACACTTTTCTGGTTAGCACCAGATTATTTGGGTATTTTTGGATTTAGAAAACCAAAAAGATGGTATAAAAGAAATAATTTAAAATTACTCATTAAAAAAGGACTCTCTTGAGTCCCTTTATTTTATCTTCCTTGTCCTCTATACCTTTTTTTAGGTTTATTGGAACTTGTTGCTGCGTATTTGGTGTGCTTGCCCCTACCTTGATAAGTCTTTTTAGGTATGGTTTCTACATAATCACCACCAGAGAGAGATTTTTTGACTGGCAT